TTAATTGATCGCCAATTATAGATATAGTTTGTGAATCTGTTTCAGATGTTAGGTAAGATCCTGTAGCTGCTTCTAAATCATCTAATCTAGAGTCTAAAGAGCTTGTATCTACTGATATATTACTTATTCTATTATCAAAAGAAGCACTATCTGTTAAATATGAAGCTGTAAAGTTATTTAAAGCTCCTATACTTGTATGAGACCCAGTTGAAAATGATCCTGTTACTGATTCTAAAGAGGATAGTCTATCATTAATCGAACCAGTATCTATTACAGATGATGTAATATTTAATCTAGCTATATGAGCTGATTGAGATAAGGATGTGACATCACTATCTGATGCATATGTAAGGTCTAAAGAAGAAGAAAAGTTTGTTAATGCATCTACCTCATTTTGAATAGAAGAAGTAAATGTATTTAATGAACTTATATCTGTTTTAGTTAAATTACTTATTGTATTAACAATAGAGCTAGATAAAACTGTTAATTCACTATCAGATGCATAAGTAGCATCAAGAGAAGAACTAAAATTCTCTAAATTATCTAGTCTAGGATTAGTAGAAGCTGTATAAGCATTAATCCTACCAATAGCTTGTATATCGAACTCAGTAGATGATGTTATAAACCCTAATCCAGTAATTTGTGCTGAAGAAGAGATAGTACCTGCTGGTATTATGTCTCCTCCTTCTCCAAATCCTGCTGCTGCTGCAGATGCTGATATAAATAACGGGTCTATATAGGATGCTGTGATAGCATACGACGAACTTATACTCGTATTGACTATTCCGTCAATATTATCTACTGAGATATACGATGCTGTAGTTGCAAACGAAGCTGATTCAGATGCTGTAATGTAACCTAGTACGCTTATCTGTGCAGATGAAGAGATAGTTCCGGCAGGAATCTCTGTTAGCGATGCGGTTACAAATCCATCCTCTAATAGCTGGAGTGAACTTGAGTATAAGTTTGAATTACTTGATGAAATAAACCCAAAGTCACTTATTTGACTAGAGGCTGATATATATGTTTTGTTTTCTAGGTCTGTAATAGCAGATGTATTGGTACCTGTATTAGATCTCAGCGTATCTATCCTACTATCGAACGAAGCACTATCAACTATATTGTTATTATTAATTACTAGCTGAGAACCAGTATATAAGTTAATAGATGCTGAGTGTGCATTAAGAGGAAGTATTGATGCATTGTCAGTTCCACCAGCTTCAAGTGCAGCTATACGGTCCATTACGTTAGTCCCGTTAAAGGTAAACTCAGAACCTGTTATATTAAAAGAACCTGTAAGCGCCAATGCATTAAGCGACGGTACAAGTGCTGCTTGAGTCAGACTACCGGAGTTAAATACTACCGAGCCTGAAAGTTCTGTGGAGAATCCTGCCATGAATTACTTTCTCTATTATTAAATTTTCTAATGTAACAGAGGTGATACCACCTTTAGTATAAATATGGGGTAACTCTTAAAGCTTACCTGAACTTTCTTGAGTAATCTTAAATTCTGATTTATCGAAGAATTTTTTAGTGTTAAATGCAAGAGCATTAACGGCATCCGTAACTATATAGCCTAATAATTTTATATTAAAAGTTGTTTTAACTATCCTATCATTACCTTGTACTAATTCTGTAGCGGTTGTAAACGTATCTATCATTGCTCTAAAGCGATACCTATCAGGAGAGCCCCAATATGAGTCAGAAGCGAAGTTAATACCTTCTACAATCTTATTATTATGCTCCATATAATCTGTATATACTATACATGAGTAAGTTATATTAACATAATCGGGTATTGCTACTGCATGGTACGTTTTAACTGGTTTTCTATTGTTTAGTATATCAAATTTATCATAAGCGTTCTTCTTATTAAACTTCTGTTCGAATATACCGTAGTTATGAGGTGAATTACCGTCTAATTTATTACCTAATTGTCTATTTTTCTCTATACTTTCTCTTCTAAACACTACAATAGGGGCTTGCATCTTGCCATTCTTATCTCTATAGTATCCATCCTTCTGCATTGATGCCCATCTTTCAGGAGAACCATATACTAGTGGTACATTTATAGTTTTTCCGTTCTGAGTTACTTGAGGTTTTAGTACTTCGTTGAAGTAATAGAAAATAGCTTCATCTATATCCTGTATACCTACCGTACTTACCTTAACTGAATCAGTATCTCGAGTAATTTGATACTCTCTTTGTTTTTGTGTCTTTTCGTCCATGTTATCTTGATTCTGTTATACCAACTCTATCAGCTCTAGTAAGATGACAGTCTACTATGATAGACATCGAACGTCCAAAGCCTGATGTTGATGTTCCAATGTTATAATTATTATCAGTACCTAACATAAGTGAATTTTCTCTTACAGTATCTACTTCATAGAAGTCGTTATGCCACTCTATTACGTCTCCAACCTCTGGAACTACTTTAGTATCGACTAAATCTTGTTTAATAAAGGCAAATGATGCTTCTCTACCTAAATCTGGTCCAAAATCATCTATACTAATTACTTGATCACCTCTAGTTATTAAACAATTCAGTTTAACTGCATTCCAGTAAGATTTACTAGTGGATTCCCCGTATAAATTAACATCTGTATCTTCTAAGCTAATTTTATGGTATAAACACTCTTGTTCAATGATATCATGTAGAAGTTCTCTACCTATATTAACCATTAAACTTATATCTCTATCAGATCCGAATCTCATATGCTATTTTTCTTCAATTGTTTCTTCTCCTACCTTAACTGAAACTATATCACTGTATTTCTCTTTAATATTGAGTTTAAATGCTTTAAAAGCTTCTATAGCTTCTTTTTGAGTGATGATTTTTATTTTATATCTAGCTACCTTCAATTCACTATCTTCAGAAGCTAATGTTACTGTGGTTACACCAGGTAAAGCTCTAATAGCATCATCATACCCCTTAGGACCATCTTCACCGTACTGTATTTGTACCATAGCTTCAAATGTCTTATAGTCTAACTCTAATAGTAGTGGAATTAATTTCATTATCCTACGTATATTACCATTGGTACTGATTTTAAGATGTTTTCTACATCTTCAGATTCTTTAGCTTGTGCTTCTAACTGTGCTGCACGACCTGTTGCGTTTAACATCTCTCTTAAGCTAGTCATTAGCTCTATTTTTTCAGTTCTAGCATCAGCTAATAAGTCAGCTTGATTTAAAGTAGCTTCAGAACCCGGTACTGGTAGTGTTGTATATTTACCTCTGATGTATCCTAATAGTTCTTTTGATAATGCTAATGCATATCTGAATATCCACTGTCTACCCACACTGTTTATGTTACTATATTGAGGATTAGTATAAGGAACTTCACCTACATTGGTAATAACATCAGAAGCATTGTTATAATTGACCTGATTCTTATCTTGATTTTGATAATACTCAAACCATAACCTTCCTGTATTAGTAGGAACTGGGAATATTGTAAGTTGACTGTTTACTATCTCAAAAGAATATGTTGACTTTCTAATTTGATCATTAAATTCAATAGCTTGTAGTAATTGAACGTCATATGATGTAGGCATTAACATAAAATTAATACCTGGGGAGAATTTACCGAAGTCAAATGCTGACATTAACGATTGTACTCCTGTTCCTGTACCAGCATATGGATCAAAGTATCTCATAATAGCAGGAGGTGCTTCATGAAAGACTTTTCTTATCTCTATTCCTCCTTGTATACCTTTATCTTTTGACCATGCATCTAAATCGTAGCTTTGTTTACCTCCTACAATATCTAATGAACCCGAATACTTGGTAACATTACCTCCTACTCCTGCTTCAGTACCGTAATGTTTAGACATCTGTATAACCCTGCTTATAGTTGGATCAACTAATTGGTTGTTCATTCTACTACCAGTTGATGAACCTTCTAAGCTAAGGTAATTTTCTCGAATCTTATACTGAAATACTTCATTACCGTAAGTTGTTACTGCTTCTTCAAAGCAAGCAAAGAAAGATGTATCTTGTAGTTCTACGTCCATTAAAGGGTACCCTAATCTAGTACCACAGAATTTAGCTACTTTTATAGCATCATTTTGAAAGTCAAGATCACTGTCGTAGAATCCGAAAGGTGTGGCACTGCCAGAATTAAAATTCGCATTACCATCCCAAATTGTTACATTAGCCATTAATATAGATTTTATTATAAATAGCACATAAAAAAAGAGGCCCGAAGGCCTCTCTTAATATTAATCTAAGCTAGTGCTTATATCTGACCTAAATCAGATACAAATACTTTCGCGTAGAATTCTGGTCTGATCATCTTCTTAGCGTAACGAGTCATTAAACCTTTTCTTGGAGTGAAGGTTTCTGGATCGTATACTAATGGAGTCATCATTAATGGTACATATGGAGAATATACTGCTCCTGCTTCTAAGAATTGACTTCCTCTATAACCCATAAGGATTGTATTTTCAGTCATGTAAGGATTCTTATAAACTTGGAATCTGTTATTCAAAGCACCAACTTTCTGAACGCCCATTGCGAATTGATCTTGATCACCGTTAGTAGCTGCAGCATATCCAGGAATTGATTCTAGGATTGTAGCAACACTTGGAGAACATACTAGGAAGTTTGCACCACCTCTTAATGTTTTCTGGTGAATCTTGTTAGATACTTTTTGGATTTTAGTTCCTAATGTTTGGAACCATTGTCCTTGAGTATTGTAAAAATCAGATCCTGCAGAAGACCATGCTCCGTTTGCCCAAACTTTATTGTTTTGTGCAGACCATCTTTCAGTTGTGTTAGCTTCTAAGATCAACATATCTAAGATCTCTAAATCGATCTCCATAGAGATATATTCAGATAGTAAAGATGTTAATTCTGCTTCAGCATCAATTGAATGATAAGCATTTAAATCTTGTGCAAATTCTGGAGTCCATTGTGCTTTTAACTTTCTAGTCTTAGCAACAATTGCCTCACTTTGTAGTTTAACGTCGATTTCTGGAATAGAAATAGAAGTATCTACTGCTCTGTCTGAATCTGCTTCAAAGTCTCCTCTGTCGTTATCTTTAGTTTGCTTAGAGTATATTACTGTTACATCTCCTGTTACTTTACCTGCAGCAGTAACAAAAGTTACTTTGTCTCCTGCTACTGTAGTAAACTGTGGATATACAGATACAATTTCAGCTCCTACTTTAAGTACGAATGCTCTTGCAGCTAATAGGTCAGCTGATTTTCCAGCTAAATCTACTTCTACTGTTTCTACTGATCCAGTTGCGAATTCAGCATCAAATCCTACATCTGCTAAAGTTCCTGCTGCAGTTGCTGTTGGAGTAAAAGTTCCTGAAGTGTTGTTGATAGAGTAACCGAATTGTCCAGCTCCATAAAGACCTCCAGATACATCTGCATCTTTGATCATTTTTGTTGCACCTTCTGTTACGTTACCGTACAAGTTGTCTCCATCTGCTCTGTTAGCTGAAGCATCACCGTATTTAAAATCTAGATAAAATACTAGACCTGAAGGTAATGACATTGGCTGAACAGATACGAAATCTTGAGCAACGATTTGAGCAAATACTTTTCTTACCAATGGTAAAGCAACTCCAGCCCAGTTTTCACCAGATCCAGCAGTAAAGCCTGCACCACCTTGAGTATTTGTGTTAGCTTCAGCAACTACTTGCTTAGCTTGGTTTTCTAAGATTACGGCCATGTTAGAAGCTTTCTTTCCTTCTAATCCTTCCAATAATCCTGAAGCTTGCCACTTTGTAGCAAGTTTTGCAGAGTCTTCCAACATTACTTTGTGGGTTCCTCTAGCGTCTTCTAATAGGTTATTAATTTCCATGTTAATTTCTTTAAATTTAATTATTTAATTATTCCTGCTAATTTTTGCATTCTTAAGACTGCATCAGATACTTCAGAAATGACTTCAGGCTTTTTAGCCGTGATGCCAGTTGCTTTACTAGCTGATCCTTTGTGTTCTTTAATTGTTGTCTCTTTTTTAGTTCCAACGTTATCAACTACAGTTTCGAATACTAATTTTACTTCTTTAACTGTTTCTGCTTTATCAAAAGCAGCAATAACATTAACTTTTTGAGATTCTGAAAGGTTCTGTGCCTTAAAGATTTTATTAACATAAAGTAACTTTGCATTAAGAATGTTTACTTCGTTTAACTCTGATTTTAGAGTTTCGATAGTAGTCATTGCTTCTGCTAGATCTTCTTTCATAGTTCTGTTAATGTTAGCATCTTTTGAATCAGCTTCATGAGATACCTCTACTTCTGTAGATTCTTCCATTGCGTCTTCATCTTTACTACCATCTTCATCACCTTCTGAAATTCCTTCTAACTCTCTTAATAGTTCGTCTAAGTCAATTTCTTCTTCGTCAGCGCCCATTTCTGGTTCACCTTCCATACCTGGTTCTTCGATTGGAGCTTCATCGCCCATTCCTTCAATATCACCAGCGTCCATATCATCTACTTCAGCGCCGCCGCCTACTTCTGCAGAAATAATGTCTCTAATCATATCTTTGAACTGGTCAACAGAAAGGTTAGATAAATCTTCGTCTCCGTCGATTTCTTCTTCTCCTTCTACTTCTTCTCCTGGTTCTTCGATTGCGTCTTCAGCGTCGTCATCAGATTCTTCTGAATCATCCTCTACTGGTTCTTCGTCTTCTTCAGCTTCTTCAACTGCAGTAAATCCGTCGTTTTCCTCAATCGCTTCGTCTTTTTTGTCTTCTTTAGATTCTGACTCTTTTACTTCCTCTGCTTCGAATGTTGCTGATGCTTCTTCAAGAGTATCGTTATCTATCTCTTGTAGTTTTGCAGCTAACATATCTTTTAAGTGAGGTGTTAAAGTCTCTTCTAAAGCTTCCTTGGCGTTAGCAATAGCGGCTTCACGTACAGACTTAGCTTCAGCAATAGCTTGCTTGAATAAATCTTTGTTTGCCATTTTAAAAATGTTTGTGGGTTTCGTATAGCTATTTAGAGCTATAATGTGAAGTTATAAAATTTAATTGATGCCATATTGAATAGCATATTATGTATATAAATATATACTGTTTACAAAAACCTACGTAAGTAGGGGGAAATAATTTCTGCTTGTGTTTTATTACCTATTTCACCATAGTGATTATCGTCTACTATACCATTTGTTTCTTTAGTAATTGTACCTTTAATTTCTTCAGGCAAATCGTCTATAATCGTCATAGTACCGTCTTTCGGTGTATGAGTTACCATTAAGTCTATTACGTCTCTGCATTCTTTTTCTCTATCTAATACGTACTCTAATGAATAGGTATCAAAAGGTACCCATAAAAAGTGACACTGCTTAGCATCTGTCAATGCTTTCATTGCTCTTACGTATGCTATTACTTCTCTATTTTGTAATATGTTGTCTCTACTAATAAGAAGCTCTTCTTGTGCTTTATATGAAATAGACGGATTAAATGTTTTTTCCGTTGATGGATGTGGATCTGATTCAAGTATATGCCATTCATATCCACCGTTACTAAAGTTTAAAAATTCAAGTCTTTGAACGAATGTAGATTGAAATACTATTATGTCGTCTTTATTCCATGTGTGGTATGATTCTGTTGCTTTCCAAAATTGTAAAGAATTGGAAGAACCTTGACTAGCATGATTATGTAGTTGTAGATTATTTTGCTCTGATAGTAATTCTGGGTATATTTTAGGAAAGTTCCCGCCTCTCCAATCGTAGTAGTCTCTATATGCACCTTTTAGGGGAATGCTACCATCATTTAAAAACCCTGCTGTATAACTACATCCAAAAGTAATTAACTTTTGCATTTTTACACCATTGAACCTACTATCTCTTTACCAACATTGGCTATATCTCTACCTTTCAAAGCACCTTTAGTAAGTGATAGTGCTGCGGAACCAACGTTTGCTCCTCTAATAGCATTAAGTGCTCCAATTCCGGCTTTAACTCCAAGTCCGGCTAAAATTGCGATAAATAAACCTTTTGCAATGTTTTGTCTTTTATTTTTATCTTTAACAAAAGGAGATATAACTTGGGCAATTACATTAACCATTGCTTTTTCATTATTATGAGCCCAATGGTGGATTGCTTCTGCTTTATCAGCAGCTTTATCTAAGTTTAACTTTCTTAAAGCTTTTGCTGCATACTTACCTAATATGTCTATTACTGTATTAGATGCAAGCAACCAACTTAATAATCCAAGTGCAGTTAAAGACTCGTCTAATTGACCGTCTTCCATTTCCTTATCTAAAGCTTGTTTTAGCTGAAGTGCTAATTGCTTCTCCTCGCTTTCTAGTAAAATAGAATGTAATTTCATTATGCTCTTAATATATCGTTTATGATAGAATCTAATCCGCTATACTTGTTTACTTTTACTCTACCTTCTTGTAAAGCTATAGGGTTCATAAATGCTCCATGAGTAGAAGGATTAGATACAAAGTCCCAACATACTAATTCAAAGTCGTCTTGAACTTCTAAAGCTCCTTCGTTTGTTTGTTGAACTGATCCTGTACCTCTAGATGAGATACCAATAGTATGACCTGCTTTACAGATTTCTTTAACGATATTACCTGCTGGTGTATTTAATAGCTCAACACGTCCCATAAGGTCGTCTCCTTTCCACCATAACTTCTTTATTACGTGTGATGCGTTCTTTAAGGAGACAACGGGAGACTCAGGGTGATCAAGTTCTCCAAAAGCATTACCAACCTCAACAAACTCTTTAGTATATCTTTCTGACTCTCTTAATAGAATGTCTTTACTATATGTACGGCCGTTTTGGTTTTGAGCAACTGCTCTTTGTAATACTCCTTCTACCTCATATACTCCAGGTTTAGTTTTGGACTCTCTAATTACTGGTTTAAATGGTGTTACGTCTACTAATAGTTGTGTCATGTTATTTCTTCTTTTCGTTTAAACCAAAAACTGTTTGTTTAGGCTCTGCTTCGAATTCTGATATACCTTGCTGTCTCTTTGCCATATCAATTTCTGCACTAGAGATTGTTTTTACTTTAGGTTGATCTAATCCTTTTGTAAAGCCCATTTTAATTACTGGTTTAAGATCTTTAATGAATGCTTGTTCTATTGCTGGTGCTAAAAATCCACCTACCTTTAAGCCTTCTTCATTTCTAATCTCTCCTAATGTATCGTATATTTTCTGTATCTTAGCTCTAGTCTTATCGAAGTATTGCTCTATATCTGTTACGATGTTTTCTAGTCCATTTATAGAAGACTTCATTCCATCAAATCCTGAATAGTCATCTGCAAATTTAGAAAGTTCTTGAGTTGCTGCTTCCGATAATGTTTCTTTATCTGCTAATACTTTAGTTATAATAGCTTTAAGATGCTCTTTTACGATTTCATCCTTGCCTATTGCTTTTTTAATAGCTTTATCTTTAGCATGTTTATAATCGTCTTTATCTACATCTCCGTCGCCGTCATGATCTTTACCTTTGTTTTCATCCATAGGACCTTCGATCGTGTCTCCTTTACTGTAGACTAATTCTAGGCTGTCATGATACTTATCGTCTACATCGTCCATAGCAACTAATCTACCGTGCTTATCAGAGTAGTATAAATCTTCAGGAGCAATAGATCCTGGTTCGTATTCTTCTTCTAATTTTTTACCTTTCTTTTCTTCTAAGTTCTCAACCATAAATTGAGTTTCTAAGTAACCAAGTATATCTTTTTTAGCGAATTCTATCATTCCAGGTTCTGTCATAGGACCCATCTTCCACTCTTCCCAAGCTTTGATTAAGAAATTGACACCTTTGTCAAATTTAGGACCCATACTTTCTACATAGCCTCCTGTTTCGTAATCGTTTTCAGTTACTACTTTTCCTCCTTTAGTCTTCTTACGACCTTCTGCAATTGCTTCTGGTTCTGAATCACAACTTGCTGCTGCTGCCATTATATGTTTAGCTGCCTCTGCATTACCGTTATTTTGAAAGTGTTGAGCTAAATCTCTAAGATCGTCAGATGATAAGTGGTCGTTAAAACCTTCTTCAACTTCTGCTTCTCTAACAAATCCTCCGTTTTCTTGAATTATATTCTTAATAGTAACTTTTACTTCTTTCTTAAAAGCATCTATATGTTCTTGACATCCTTCTTTATTACCTTCTTCTAATTCTTCAATAGCAAAAGATAAGTGACTTGCTTCTCTATGGTAATTTACGTCTTCAAAAGAATCAAACAAAGCCTGTAATGTAGATAAAGGAGTATTACATGATACTGTAGTAGCATATTTTAACATCCCTTTATAATCGAAATCGGTAGAAAACATATCTCCAGGAGCGAATGGCTTAGACTCTTCACTTACGTTATTTTCTTGCATGTGCTTTTCTTTAGCAGCATCAAAGTCTCCTTTATATAGTTGATCTACTATTTTACGACCAAGCTGTTCTAATTGATCTTGATTAAGTGAATGTGCTTTTTCAAATCCTTTTAAATAGTTAGCACCTATAGTTCCATAGTCAGCAGGATCAATTACGTCATCTGCTGATGCAGCAACTTTTTCTTGCATATAGTCACCAGGCATTTCATAATTTACTGATAGGTACTCTTCGAAGTTATCTAAAGCATCTTGAGGATCTTGTTCATCTTTTGATTCAGGGTGAGTTCTAAAGAAGTCTCCTATAATTTCATCATCAATTAAACTCTTACCTGTTTTAGGGTTTGTATAGTGTTTAATGATAAAATCTGCAATAGATTCTTCTTGATTACTTTCACTAACCTCTTCTCTTAAATCAGCCTTCTTCATACCGTTGAAGGTGTCTTTATCTTTCGCTCCAGGCTTAGTTTCTTTCATCTTATCGTTTTTATCTACTTTAGATGATTCCTGAGCCAATAGGTTATAGTAATGTAAAGGATCTTTGCTTAAGTTTTTTAAAGCTTTATCTTTTGCTTTTGTTTGTGCTTCTCCGTCTGAGCAAGTAACAGGATCATGTCCCATAGCTGTTAATTCTATGTCTAAAGCTCTTCTAAGAGAATCATCTGATACTGTGTCAGGGTTCATCTTTTCAAGAGTAGATTCAGAAAGAACGCCTCTATTTCTAAGGATAGCTACTGAGTCGTGATATCCATTAAATTGGTTAATATGCTGAGGAAATGCTAATCGCATTTGTCTTACGAACTCTCCTTCGGACATTTGTCCTTCGTTTACAGCTCTGTACTTTTCTGTTGCAGTTACTTTTCTCATTTTATTTCTTTATATCCTTGTTTTTTTAATGTCTTTTTAGCCTTTGTAGCTTTACCTAGAAAATTAGGTGTAGCGTAAGTAGCTCCAGTACCAGCTGTGAATGATGCTGATCCTCCAGTTACGTTAGCTTCATCTAACTCTTGTATTACTTCTCTAACTAAAGATACTAGGTCTGCTCTTTTCATTACAGTCTTTTCAATTCTTGTACTAAGTCGTAATATTGTAATAAGTTAATTAGATGAGTATCTGATATCTTCTCTTTATTTGTAAGAGGTTTAATAGACTTAGTTATCTCTTCTAATTTTATTAACACTACCTTATCCTTTACTTTGCTTGTAGATTTTTTTACTTCTTTAATTATTAATTCTAACTCTTCATTTACTACAGTACGTAGTTTAGTTGTAGAATTAACAGAAGTAATAAACTCTCTCAAGATTCTTTTTTGTTCCGGGAGTAGGTCTTTATATTTATCGTTAAATTTTTCAAGTAATATTTTAAATGCTAATAGCTTTAAGTCTTTATCGTACTTAGAGTATTCTTCTATTAAAGTATCTTTAACGTCTGTGTTGTTTTGTTTCTTAGTAGTTAAATGCTCTAATAAAGTTGATTTAAAATTAATCAATAAATTAGGATCTACTAAGTCATTATTATTCTGAGCTTCTAATAAACAGTATAGTGAAGCTAATGCTTTATAATCTGTTGATTGAATATTGAAAAATTCATCACTCTTATATGCTTCTTTAATATCAGATATTAATGCGTATTTTTGAGCTTTAAGAATCTTTTGATCAAACTTTCTAGATATCTCAGTAATAGTTGATAGTATAGATTCAGCTTTATTCTGTCCTACGCCTTTATTCTTAAGTATAAATTCATATAATTTAAACTCTTTTACAAGTACTGTTTTACCAGTGAAGTGCTTTCTGAGTATAGCTAAAGCTGGAGAATCTTTTTTAGATAGAGTATCCGCAGCGATTTGCTTAACTAGCAATTCAAAGATAAGACCTGTATTTCGAAATTTTGAGTGTTTTACTTTCATTCTACACGTTTACTATTATAAATATGGGTTAATTACCTAAATCTTTGATGTTGCCTTCTTTTAACATTTCTGACTCCTTTTCCTCTACAGCATCAAATACTATATTTTTTAACATATCTTTATTTTTATAATAAACTGATTTAGTAGAAACATTTTCCATTACATTATCATTATCGGATGGATACCCACCTTTCATACCATGCTGCCCTAGAGGATCTCTTCCTCCAAGTGCATCATTAGTGCCGTATACAGAAGCTTTTTCTATTGGTCTTCCGCCTTCAGGTCCAGGCTGTCCCCACTCAGGTTCAGTCTCTGAATATCCTTTTGGTACATCGTCAGCTGATCCTCCTTTAGGAGTTGCAACTGATCTTCTACCGTACATAGAAGCTAGATCATGAGGAGTACCGTAAGTAGTTCCAGATTTAGCAGGATCGTTACCTTCCGCTTCGATTTGAGCTAACCTAAACTTACGTTTAGTATCCTCTCTAACTAAATCTCTCATTTCCATATAAGAGTCTTCAGACATATCGAATATATTCTCATAAATATAGTCTGATGAGAATAGTTGACTATCTTTCATTTGAGCAGCTAAATCTACTTTTTCTTTTAATAGAGCTACTTTTTCTTGTTCAAATATAATAGAAGGGGTAGATAATTTAACTTCAAAGTTAGTTAACGACTCACCTGTAAATCCTTGAGTATATAAATGTACTAAGGCTATTTTTGTTAATTCTGATTCTAATATCTTTTGTATTCTTTCTACAGTTCTAGCAAATCTAATATCTTCAGCTGCTAAAGTAGCTTTACCGGATAAGTCTCCTTCGTATCCAAAGTATGCTTTAGGAATCTTTAAAGCTGCAAATAATTTAGCTTGTAGATATTGTACATCGTTAGTACCGTCATACTCTAGTCCTTTTGTTGTATCTATTTTAGTAGATGTATCTCCTCCACGAACAGGTAGATAGAAATCTTCCATCATATTCTGCATGTTAAACTTCAAGTTATATTGACCAGTTTGGGGATCAACATAAGGAGTCTTTTTCATAGTGTTGATAGTCTTTTGCATGAACTGATCAACTTCATTAGGAGGAATTGAACCTACATTAATATAGAACATTCTCTTCTCTGGAGCTCTCATTATTCTATGTATCAACATAGCATCCTCCATTAAGTTAACTTGCTTATATATCTTTCTAGCTGGTTCTAAGTAAGAACGTCCGTAAGGTAGGTATGATGTATCTGATAGTAATCTAAAATGAGCCATCTCATAATTATCAAATACTATTGTTTTGTCAGTAGGTCTTTTTCTGTAGTTTGGGTCTGCTGATGCTGCTATGCCATCTAATTCTAATTGGAATTCTACTTTAGCTGGGTTTTCAGGATCGTTACCTTCATGTCTTATAATATGGTACACTGTATAAGGTAAGACGTTATATACTCCGAATTTTTCTGCTATCTCTAATTTAAGGAAGAAGTCCCCATACTTTAACATATTACGTGTCCAAGACCATAAATTAAATTCTATATTTAAAACATCATAAAATAAGTTATAAAGAACTCTTTGTATATTTTCGTCTGATGATTTTATAGCTACTACCTCTCCTTGATCGTTCTTAATAGTAGCTTCATCAGCTATAATGTCTAATGCTGAAGCTATAATAGGATCTGTGTCCATTGCCTCGTAATCAGCATATAACTGTATTCTAAGAGTCTGGTAGTTTAGATTAGGATTATATATATTCCTATTATTATTCATATACAGTCTACTAAATCGATCAACTAATGAATTAGTTTCATATCGACCTGTTTGCTGTATAGAATTAGTGTCGGCGATCTTTAACTCGTCTCCTCCAATATTACGTATAATTACGTCATTTGAAAAGAGCCTCCTTAATCTACCAAAAAGTGATGTATCCGCCATTACGGTATTATTTTAATTATAAATAGTTCTATTTTAAAAGCCAAGAGATATCTTCTGGTCCTCCAGGTGTTTCTATAAGATAAGGATTATTTTGCTGATTACCAACATTTTTTATGACTGCTTTGTTTCTAGCATTCATATTATTAAATGATGATAATTGAGCTCTTGCTAAATCTATACCTTGTTGTCTTAGTTTTAATGCTGTATCTCTTACATAAAGTGCAGTTGCACAAGCTATAAGTAAATCATCATTATATCTAACTTGGGCTTGAGGCTTACCGTTCTTCCAAACAAATACTCTCATCTCAGCCATTAACCTTTTTGACTGAATAGTGACTGAGTGTTCTCTGATGTATTCTATCATCTTTGCTATTACTAGCGGTCTGGTACGTGCAGACATAGTGAAGCCAGGTACTAGCTTATCTCTCTCGTACTTGTTCATATATGATTCAACTGATTCTACTTGAGTTGTAGAACTATAATATATGTTATTATACTCTCTTGTTATAGCTTGTTCTATTGTAGCCCAGCCTATATTAGCGTTTTCAATTACTAATAAAGCATTATTATATTCTGTTGCTAAACCAACTAAGAAGTTACCATAATCTTTAGGGGATAATTTACCTTTATATTCAGCTACTTGAGTAGCAGTTTCAATATCAAAAACATGACATGCGGAATAATCAGCAGAATCACCTCTCGCTACGTCTGCTACGACCATATAGGATTTAGTATAATCAACTCCTTCCCATATCCATAAATTACCATCTATACCTCTTCTTTCAAGAGGATCTTTTTGATATGTTTCTTCATAGAAAGCCATATCTTCTGGTTCAAACACTGTATCTCCAGATGCAAGGAAATCACAATCACACTCTTGACCTGCCATTCTAGGACCTAAGTCTCTATCTTGCATATCTCTCCATGATTGATTTCGTTCAGGATGTACTGTCCAAGGTAATCTAACTGGTATAAATGAATTCTCTCCTGTTTCTGCTTTTTCCCAAGTTTGATGAAACCAGTTACCAATTCCGTTAGGTGTTGATAATGCCATACATTGTCCACCGGTAGCTAGTGTTTGTTGTGCTGCTGCAAACGTTTCGTCAATGTTATCAATAAAGGCGGCCTCGTCAATAAGTAGTAAGGATACTGCTTCGGATCTTGCTGCATCCGCATTAGATGATTTAGCTTGAACTTTAGATCCATTTTTTAGTCTTAAGGACAGTTTGTTTTTTTCTACTGATGGTAGTTTTAACCATCTTGGTAATTCATCGTACATAAAGATTACCTTTGTTACAAGGTTTCTAGCTGTTGCTTGTGTAGTTGCTAATGCTAAAACGTTCTTATCTTTATGAAATAACATTAACCATAAACTATATGCAGCTGCTAATGTTGAAATACCTAATTGCCTAGATTTAAGAGTAATGATAAACTGCTCGTCTCTAAATAAATGAAGTACTTTTTCTTGGAAAGGGTAAAGAGCAAAAAGAATTCGACCTCTTTGAGGATGTTGAATATGACAATACTTTCTCATAAAGTACGCCGGATCTTTAGCACACTTAATATATTCTTGTGCTATTATCTTTTTTATATCTTGTGCCATAACTTATTTATATTTCCTTACACCGTCTACTTCTTCTTCTTTAATATCTAAAGCAGTTGCCCAATCGGGATTGATGTACCATGGTGAGTCAATAGATTCTCTTTTTATAAATAAAGAACCACCTCTAGATTCGTTAGAACCTCTAATATGAATATATAGATCCTCTAAATACTTAAGAGCTCCTGAATCAAAAGGAACAAGATTGTCTATAAACTCTGATATGCTCTCAGGAACATTTCCTTTAAAGAAACAGTTAGGTGTTAATTCACTATCTGCTCCAAATTTATTTGTTGCAGTATAGGCTTCTAATGCTTCTACATCATTTAGTTTTAGTGGGCCTCTTCCTTCTACAGAATATGTTTTAGACGATGTGCTAATAAAAAATGCTAAGTTTAAAGTAGTTGTACCTTTCTTTAATAATGTATTATCTACAATGCCATTATAGATTTTAATTACTTCTTGCTTTAACTTATCTTTATCAAATATCTGAATGGCACGTGATGGTCTTGTCCAATTTTCTACAAAAGTAGCGTTTCCTGCTTTAAGACTAATCTTTAACTTATTAGAATTAATTTCTGAGATATTTTGTTTTAGTTCTACAAATAAATCTGTTTTAGGTTTACCTGGTGTCTTTCCTCTCGGTTCTCCTATATAGGTAACTTCAAGTTTTTTTCCTTTATGTTCAAACTCGTAATTTTCATCAGAAGCATTTTGGAAAAGTAAAGCTACATCTTTTTCTTGAGCATGTCCAGGTATAAAGGGATGTAAAACTCCTGTTTTAAGTTTTTTAGAATCTCCTGGTTCAAATTTTTCTACTCCTTTTCCTGTAGGTTTATTAATTGCTGTAAGGTTTATTAAATACTCTTTACCGCCGTATTTTACAGTAGCAAATTTACTTGCTCCTTTTTTAATTAAATCTAATTCTGATTTAGATATAATATTAAACTCTTCACCTTTTTTTATATTTAACTGTTCATCGTCTTCTGATGTTGGTATTAATATAGTGTCCTTATCTGCGGAGTACATAAAGGTACTAGAGTCTTTTTTATCTCTAACGTATTTTTCAAATGTTCCAGTAGTAGACGGATAACCTGTTGCTTTACCCCCCATATTTGATTCTCCTAATTCAAAGCCAAATATAGATTCAAACAAAGCCATATCCTCTTGACTGTTAATGTCAGGATATCCTTTTTTGGTTTTATATGACCATTCTAATATGACTCTATCTATAAGACTCATTTATTATACTTCTAATACAGAGTTAAGAGCAGCTTCTGCGCTTGTTCCTGGTTGTTCGTCCATAAGTGCGATTGCATCTCTAGCAATATCAATTACCCTCTGCTCTTGTTCAGCATTAGGTCCCTTACTTACTTGTAAGACTTTAGGATCTGCTTTTGCAGTAGGTACGCCTCCTTTTTTCTCTATATTTTTAGCAAAATCTGATTGGAATCCCCATGCTTCTTTTGTTACTGAGCTGTTAGTTGTAAGTTTATTCTCTGTCAAGAATTTTCTAAGGTCGAAATTATTTTCCATTTTATTATTATTATTATTATTATGCTTCTGGTTCTGCTCCGTCTTCGAAGTCTATTTCTTCTCCTCCTAAGTCTGCTGGTTCTGCTGCTGGTTCTTCTCCACCTTCTTCTCCTCCTAAATCATCAACGGCGTCTCCACCACCTTCTTCGCCAGGAAAATCTCCACCACCACCGCCTCCGGAACCTCCGGTATCGGAATCTGCTGCTTCACCTTCGCCTGCACCTGTTAAAGGAGCTTCTTTATAGAGTATAGCTAATTTATCTAATGCTTGTTGATATTCTGCAATATTAGATAGTATGTATCTTTTACCTAGAATTTGAGCTTCAAATGTTTTACCTGTCCATTTAAGAGTGTAATCTTGACCATTTTTTAGGTTAACTCTAAATGATGTAGGCCTTGGAGAAATCCAATCAATAGACTCTACAAATTCTTTAAAATCTTCTGTCTGTAATTTTACTATTGCAGCTCTAACTGTTGGAAACTTACCTAGTATTTTATCTGTCGCATCTTCTAGTACAGTTTCTGCTGGTGCAGTTTCATCTGGTTCTTCCTCTGGTGTAGGTTCTTCTGTAGGTTCGTCTTCTAATTCATCAAGCATTCCTTCTAAAATGACTTTCATTTGAGGATTAGATTTATACTTCTCTATAGCTTCTTTAACCATCTTTCTTTTCTTAGCATCTGCTTTGACCCATTCTTGATCTTCAGGACTAAGTTTTTCAAAATCGTTATTAAATCTATGATGAGATATTAAATCTAAAAGATCTAATTCATATGTAGAGTATCTTCTAGTTTCCTCTGTGATAGTGTTTGTCTTAGCGTCTCTACTCAATGATTCTTCTTTTAATATGTTGACGTGTGAGTTAAACATATTTACAAGCTCTTGTAAGGAACTTTGCATTCTAATCATAGCGTACTGCTCAGGTCTTTCGGTACGTAAGTACCTTTGTAATTTTCTAAAATTAGTCTTAATTAATTCAAATAACTCTCTTGCAGCTGCATCTTGTCTAACATCATCTGATCTCATTAGGTTTTTAATATCTTTCACAATATCATTATAATCAGAATACATTTTTTCAAATGAAGGTAGCTTAATAATCGTATGTCCAATAGATCCAGTCTCTTTATTTACAGAGCTAGTTTTGAAGTAGGTAGTCATATCTGATGACACAAAGTCATTCTTATGAAATTCCCCATGCTGTGCTTCTAATCTATCCTGTAGAGATTTAGGAAGATCTTGCATCTTATATGTATTTTTTTTATCTTGAGCAAAATCATCCTCTGTTAATACAGCGCTATAAGCTTCAAGTATAAGTTTTTCTACTTCTTTCATGTTATTACTTTTTAACTAAAGTTAATTTAAAAGAATCATGTAAGCCAGTTTTCTTTTTACCTACCTTACCGTCTGGTGAAACTCTAACATAAGCATCATGTCTTCCAACTTTTCCATCTACTCTTTTGTAAATATTACCGTGTTGATTTTTAACATAATCTCCAGGCATAATTTGACCTCCTTTAGCTTCATTTTTAGCTTCTTTTTTAGGGCATCCAGAACTCTTCTTATGAGTAGTTCCGCATCCGCCGCAATATGTTGCTTTTTCTTCATTCAAATCAGCATCAATTTCGAATTTTGTAAATTTATCTACATCGTTGATACTTTTAATACGAACTCTTTTACCGTCTTTATCTAAACCGTATACTTTAGATCCATCATTAGATGGGTTCTTTAAGTGTGCTTTAGCTCTACGTTTAGATATAGATGATACCATTCCTAAATCTTGTCTAGTAGCTTCTTCCATATGTCTCTTACCTAAACCAGGTAAGTTTCTTAAGTCTTGTACGTACACATCTGTCTTAACTAGTATAGTTCCTAAGTTCTCACTTTCTTCCTTATCACGTCTATCTGCTGCTTTCTTAGTAATCTTAAATAATGTAATTTTAGATACTGCAGGATTAAAGTCTGGGTCTCTATCTTTAAAGTTACTGTTATAGTATTGTCTTTGATGCATTCTATAGTATTCACCTTCATGCTCTAATTCATGGTATTGAACGTGAACAAACATTGGTGCATACTGTTTCATTCTAGCTTTGATGCCACTCTTATCATGTTTCTTTAAAGCTTCAATTGCATCGTTTTCACTAGCTACTCCTTTAGGTAGTAGGTCTGCAAATACTTGTTTACCGAACATATCAGGTGCGTTACTATTAGCATCGTCGATTAGTTCTGAACCTTTAAATGAATTGTCTGTAAATTCCTTTAGTGTTTTTTCACCTTCATTTACACCATCAAATTCTCTCTGTTTTAAAGCAGCCATGATAGCATATACAGCATCTTGTTCGCTATAATCATATCGTTTAGCCATTGCTTTAATAAATCGATTTACAGCATTAGATACTTCAGGATTTAATGATTCTTTTATAACTCCTTCGTCGTAAGCATCAATTATATATGCATCTCTAATTGCTTCTATTATTTCTAATGCTGCTTCTTTAGGTGTTATGCCGTCTTCATTGGCCATATCAGTAATTACTCTTACGATAATATCTAGATCTCCTCTTCCTTCTTTAACTGTAGATTCGTTATATTCATCTTCATCATCATCACCATAATAGAAGCCTAAGTCTTCTTGTTCTTCTTTAGAATATTCATCTCCTATTCTAGTTCTAAATTCTGGAATGCTTCCGATCCAGTCCATTAATACTTCTACTGCTCCTGGATTATCTTCTATAAATTCGTCAAAGCCTTGTCTATATCCTATAGCTCCAAATATATCATCTAAATCTCTAGATGCTGATTCATTAATAGCTAATTCTTGATCTCTTCCTGTGCCAGATATTTTATCATCTAATTGCTTTTCTAACTTTTTCTTTGTTATAGTTAAAGTTTTTAATTGATCAACAACAGATTTATCTCCTGCTTTATATTTTTTAGCAAGATCTTTCATTATACTAATTGTCTGGTCGTAAGATTTTTGTATCTTATTTAAAGAAATTTCACTAACAGATTCTAAAGCTAATTGATCCATAGCAGGTTGGTTTTCTTCTGCTTCTAAATAATGTTGTGCTGAAGATATATATTCTCTTGCTAATGTTACTTTCTTTTGCCACCAATGAGGGAAATCTACTTCTCCATCATGTGCATCATATTTCTTTAGTCTTTTGTGTAACTTTGCTGCATAATGAGCAATATCATAAAGATCTTTTTGAATCATATTAGGTTCATCGTCTTGATGACCAACATCTAAATCACCTCCTTGATCAGGTCCGCCTTCTGGGTGTTCTCCTGTTCCTTCTTTATAGTAGTCTGGATCTTCATAATAATCGTCTTCTTCTCTTCTACGTTTAGCGTAGTCTGTATCTTCACCGTCGGTATAAGCATCATACCTATCTTCATCACTTTGTGCTGCGTTTAACATATCGTTTAAGTCATAATCCTTTTGTAAATTAGGATTTTTTAAAGTTACTGCGTTTGGTAAATCATCTCCGTATCCTATATGAAGTTCAAAATCTTCTCCTTCTTTATAGTTGTTTTGTAAATGATCTACTACTTGTTGAATCATATTTAATTCATATCCAAAGGTAACTAATTCACCGTCACCAGTTGCTTCATCTTTTCTTGGATCGTCATTCCATCCAGCTTCATAGTCAGCATCGTTTCTAGCATCCTCTTCTTCATCTTCTCTTATCTTACCGACAGCTGTATCGTAGTCTGTAGCTTTATTATATACCAATGCTGCTTTTTCTATAGCATTATCAATCTTATTTAATTGATCTCCATACATATCAGCTACTGGACCTCCTGTTGTTTCGATTTCTGGATCGTTCTCCATATCGCTCATTATTTGAGCTCTTTTAATCTTTAACTTACGAACAATCTCTCTTGCTTTTTCTTCTTTTCTTTCTGAACTAGCAAATGATCTAGCTGCAGATTTACCTTCAGGGGATTTAGAATAAGCATCTAATTTTTTCATTTTATCGGAATGCATTTTAGCCTGTCTTACTTTAAGCATTACAGGATCGTTGATATCCATTGTTTCGTCTACATCATCTTCATTGCTTGAATCAACTACATCTACTCCTCTTGCAGCTAAATCCATTACCATATCATACATAAATGCATTAGGATCTTCGTCTGGTTCTTGATAAAATTCTGAATCTGGATTCTCTGAGTCATCGTACATATCGTCAAAACCGTCTTCATGTTTAAACATAAAGTAAATAATAACATTACCTGCACCATCGTCATCTACTACATCCATCTTAACATAAGTTGGATCTATATTATCATCTAATATAGCCATTGCAGACTTATAATCAGATTTTGTTACTTTAATATAGTGATGATCATCTCCTTCTCCTTCGCCTAGTGGACGACCTTCGTCATCATATCCTACTCCGTGATCTTCTTCATCATCTTTTTGCATTTGGTCAGGATTATAATCTCCATCTTCTTCATTAGCTGCTTTTTCTTTTGCTAGTAATGCCTTAATTTTAGCTATAGTACCTTTTTCTGGATGATTATTTAATCTTTCTGCTTCTTTAGCTTTTTCAAATTCTACATCTTTAGGACTCATTTCTTCTTCAGATAAGGATTGCCAATGTTTTTTTAATTCATTAGCTAAAACGTCTACCTGTACTATAGGTTCACCAGAAGGCTTAGTACCTACTTCTCCCATTTTTTTATTAAATGAAAAGTCTGCTAAATGTAAGCTATCGTCTATAATATGAAATGCGAATTCATCATCTCTATCATTCCTTTTGTATTCTACGTATATTTCAAAAGAATTTTCTTCAATGTTTTTTGCTTTCATGTGATTAATTTCATCACCTAAAGCTTTAAGACCTTTAGCAACTGCTTTACCCACTGCCCTAGCAATTAACTTAGTATCTTCTACACTATATAATGTTCCTTTATTCTTATTGAGTCTTTCTTTTATCTCTTCTCCATCGATCCCTTTGATTGCTTTTACATCATCTGCATCTTTTAATGCATCTTTTTCATCGTCTCCTAAGGATACAGCTGTTGTCTGTCCTTTTGAAGGAGTGACTAAGTATGTTTTAGAGTTAGATTCCTTGAGTTTATTTTCAAGGACTTCTTTCAATATTTGAAGCTTACTTACTTCTGCTAACTTAGTAGCCGGGAGTGGTTTTTTGATAGACGAAGCTTTAATCCTTTCCAGGGATATCTCGCATTGAGTCAGCTTATCCTTTATCTCTTGATATGTCATTTATAAATGTTATTTAAAATACGTATATAAATAAATAGTCGGGTTATATAACTACATGTAAGATACGATTATTATTTGTATTCTCCTACTAATTTAATAGGTATTCCAGATTTAAGTAGACCTGTTGCAAGAGCTACTCCTTCTCCTTGCCCATTTACATTCCACTTATTCATAGGAGGCCTATGGCTAACATGAACTTGGGCTTTAATATCTTCCATTACTTTGATTGTCTGAGTATAATCTAATGCTGGGAACCATATTTTATCTTCTTGTATAGGTGTTACGTCTTTAGGACTAACGCCTATGCTTGAAATATACCTATTTAAAAACCACCATGGCCTGATTCTATCATCACTAAGCTTAGCATTATCATACCATAGTCTACCTACTTGCGGTATATCTGAATTCTCATTATATAGGGATATAGATTTACTAAAGCTATGTAGTTCGTCTGCATCCCATAAGAAAGCTGGTTGTTTGGTTTTGCTTATAATAGTAAGAGCGTATATAAACTTATCATGGTAATTGTATCTAGCTCCGAAATATTGATGTACTGTAATCTTAGGCCATGAATCCTCTGGAGGGTCACTATACCTATGAGGCCAATCTGTAATTAATGTTATGTTGTAATCATGTGCTTCAGGTGTTCTTAACCAATGATCTAAGTAGTATTCGCGCATTGTACGTCCTACAGCGCTTATAATTAAATTCCTCGTTTTCATTTATTTTGACCAAATTACATTTTTAAATTTCTCTGGAGATATACCGAAATAGTTTGTTCTCCATTTGGTTTGGTCAAAAAAGCTCAAGTTAAACCATTCGTCTCTTAATTCCCAGATGTCCTTTGCAACTTCATCCCAATCCAACCTTAATACTAATTGTTCTATTTCTTTTTTCTTTTCTATTACTTCCTCGTATACAAAAGAATCCCACTCATAATGGAATACTTCAAATACTGATTCTTCAGATACATAATCGATTGATATGTCTATCCCCCATTTAGGTTTCATTTTAATCAATTTATATAACATAGGGTTATGAACTTCTGCTATAGCATGTAATTGATCTAGAGCACAGTCGTTAAAACCTTTACGTTCAAATAAGTCTGAGTGATTTATGTGTGCTCCGTTTCTCTTATCGCAAACCAACCAGTCGTACCTAAGACAGTCTTCATGACGTCTTTCGACAGGGGAAAATCCATTACGACTAAGGTATTGTTGTTCAGCAAGAGTTAAATGGTACCCATTTTGATCAAATAGGTCTACGCAGTTTTTATGTTTAAGAACTTCTACGTCTTCAATAGCATCAAGAAAATACGGCTCACTATGTAATACTGTATTCGCTAGTTTCATTCATTCTAGATTTTACTTATCTTTTTTATCTGCATCTTTTCTATCTTTAGTAGCCTTTGACATTGGCCATTTATAGTTAGAACCTTGATGCTTGGTATCTTCACCTTCTTTTTTCATAGCATTACCTGCTGATACTGCATCTTTATGGGCATTAGAATTACCATGAGAAGCTTTCTCACCTCTTTTTTTCTTTGCGTTTATATTAGCCCATAATCCAGGTCTCTTTTTTTCTGCTAATACTTCTTTGATTGCGTTTATTAATTCAGAGTTTTTCATATTTATTATATTTTATCAGAATGAGCTATAAGCATTCGGATTATAATACCTGCAACCACTGTGAACAGAATCCAAAGGGCTTTATTGACTCCATTTTTCCATCTCTTTAACTCTTCTACTTCCATGACTTGAACTTGAAATTCTTTCTCTCCTCCTTCGATCTTCTTACGAAAATCTGTATTTTTATTAGTGTTGACTATTAATCCGTTATCAGGGTTCAACATTGTGTACTTGAGATCAGAAATATCTTCTTTCATATTCTCAAAATCTCTGGCCATTTGTTTCAATTCACCATTTGGCATATGCGTTTTGATATGCTTAATTTCGTGAAGAAGTGAATCTAGTATTTCTCTCTGTGTCATTTAATAAGTGATTTAGTCGACTTACTAATAAATAGATCTAGTCTAAGTGTTCGTTAAGGAATTTGAGATATTCTTGCAGAGTATTTTGAATCTTATTATTTTGAGCGGTAGCATTACTTTTCCAATCTTCAATGACACCTTGCTCTGTAACAAATGTATTTTGATGCTGTACGTACATATCAACCCAAGAAGTTAAATCTTTAGCAAAGTTTTTCATATTCCCCTGAATCATTTCTTTTTCATACTTACTGTATAAACCAGCCTTTCTTAGCTCTGCTTCATAGTCAATAGTACAGTCAAAACAAAAGCCATGTAGTTTATACATTTTTTTTGCAAGATGATGTTTCATTGAACCTCCACACTTAGGGCAAGATAAAGGAACTCTTACAGCTTTTTTAGCTGCATCAAGCTTAGTAACGTTCTGTTTAATTCCGTTCTTTATTGTCCAGGTCTTATTACCTTCTTCCCATTCATCGCCTTCTTTATGAGATACATAAGATTTTTGGTAACCAGATTGTAATTTAGTCTTACCTGTAAAGTCTTTGTTTACTAGGTTCCTAACTCTCTGGACGTCTGATTGTTTGAATTCTTTTTTAAGTAGTGATTCATTTTTACTCATAACCTAATTTCTTTAACTCTTCTATAACATGATTAACATCTCCGTTTTTACATCTAATAGCTATACCACCTTTAGCTGTCCATTCGTTAATGTTTGACTTTTTATCGTCAATTAGTATACTATTTTCATTAGCATATCTTTGCTTAACAGCAGAGTATGCAAATATTACTTTCGGTTTAGGGTTTAGATTATTCTTTACCCAAAGGTTTTTACCTAACCTAGAATTATTATGCCTTGAAGGAGATGTTAATAAGTCTGGTTGATATGGTTTAATAAAATCCCATAGCTCTTTACCTTGCGGCATAAAGTCCATTCCTACCCAAAATCTTACCCCAATTTTGTTGTCTATTAATTCCCAAAATGCTGGAGTGCCTTTTGCTTTTTCATACTCTTGAGGATGCATTCCACTAAAGTGTTCAAATCTCGTTTCAAAATCTGTTAATACACCGTCCATATCGCAATATATCTTATACGGCGGCTTTTCTTTAACTTCTGGAAGCGGATACGCTTCTAATAAATCTACTAATTTTCCCATAACCTTAATTTTTATAGTTTTTGTTTTATACCTAATGATGGTAATCTTAAAGACCATACTTTTTTTACATCCTCAACATCCTGTTTAGTTAAGAATGGATTACCGTCATCATCGAATTGATTAGTGAAGTCGTATAGATATTGATCTACTACGTCTTCGAATGGTCTTTTTGCTTTTTTTGCTGATAAATACAGTCCTTGAATGTTAGCATCTATTTCTGAAGGTATTGTTAGATAGGCAGATCCGTTCTTTATTATGCCGTCTCTAATCTTAGTTCGGAATTTCATTTCTTCTTTAGTGCCAAACTCACCATTAAACTGTGCTCCTTTGCCGAACGATTTGCCGTTTGCATTACCGCCTGCTTGTGTAAGGTGTTCTATTTCATGTCTGAGTACATCAGAAATCTGTGCTGATAGTTCTTCAAAGTCTCTAGGGAAGTTATATGGATCTAATACAAACTCTAATTCTATTTTAGGTTGAATCCAACTATCATCCTTTTGTAATCCTCCTTTATATGCTCCTCCGTTTCTCATAATTGAGTCAACTCCTTTTACAAATATAGCTTTTAATTCAAAGTCGAACTCTAATTCAGTCTCTTTTTGAAAGTCTTTATCTATATCATCTGGTATACTAAAAAGCATAATAGGGTACGAATCTTCTACTACTTTTTTCATACCTATTTGAGCATCTTGTGTTTTAACATCCCCAAAATAGCCTTCTTTGTAGAAGTTAATTTTTTTATTTAAACCATTCTTAACTGCTGCTATACTTTTATTAGTAAGGTAGGTAGTAATAGAATCGTATTTTCCTTCTGCCATAACTTCTTTTACTGTATCTGTATTATTCTTATACTTATCTTCCCAATTTCGGAATGTTATATTTCCGGTTAGGTAAGCTTCTTTTTCTAACTCTAGCAATCTATCATCTTCGTTTGTGTCTTGAGTTTGGATATTGTGAAGTCTGTCTTCTAAGTTTTGTATATGGTGAACCATTTCATGAGTAAACGATCTACATATATCTTTTGGATGTCTACCTGTAGCATATAGCACTATCTCCTTATTATTAGGATCGTAATAAGCTGTTTTACCGAAAAAGTCTTTAGCATTATCTTCATCATACCTTACTTTAACTTCAGGTAGAGGTTGAATATTCATACCTTCGTCTAACATATATTCTAATATAGACCCAATATACTTTGTATATACTGCAGAATTAGTTTCAGTATCTTTAGTATCTTCTATTTTTACTTCACTTTCTTCATTTTCTTCTATACCAAAATATTCGTTAATAAATCCATCAATATTATTTGATAATATTTCGGCTACAATTTTATCTTTTAAATCTGTAAGTATAGATAGTATTTGATCTTTACTTAGCTCTGAAGGAAAGAAGTCTGTAATCTTATCTAAGTTACCAGAAAGTATACTATTACGGAAGTCTGTAGCTCTTGTTGTTGAATCAGGTGCTGCTGCAAAGGCAAGTCCTTTTACATTAGGAGCATTTTTAAATGTAGTTACTCTTCTTAAGTCTACAAAATCTTTTTCTCCTCTTATACCTGTTACTGCTGCAAACTCTTGCTCAGGATTAGCTTGGGCATAATCTTTAGCTGCAAACATAGGATTCTTTTCTCCATCTAATATCTCTACATTACCTAAATGTGAAGCATATATCTTCCATATAGACATTGACTCTTCCTTATTTATACCGTTTCTCTCGCCGCCTCCTACAAAAATAATAACCTTATCTATCTTAGGTTTTTCACCAGAAGAGCCACCTAATAGGTCTGCTCCTTTTTCTTTATAATTATCCTTATCATACAGGGCACCTGAGTAAGTATTACTAAGTAATGCCTTAACTAAGTTAAAATGTCCTCTATGAGGTGGTTTAAATGCTCCCGGGTATAATGCTATCATGCTAAAAATTCTTGTACTTTTTGATCTATTTCTCTCGGTGTTGAATGTTTTAGTTTTTCTTGAAATATTGGACTGTAAATCATTTCAACAATATTATCTAATACTTCATCAGCTTTTTGTTTTCTCTTTTCACTACTCTCTCTATACTTTGTTACTGCAGCTCTAAGTTTATCCTGACCAGGTCCTACTCCGTTCTTCTGATATGCTTTTAAGAATGTTTGTTTAATAGCCTTATCTTCTGATCTATTGTCCTTATCCCAATCAACGCTACCAACATGTTTTAAAAACTCTTCTTCTTCTTCAGGAGTCATTTCTACCGGTTTAAAGAAAGAAGAACCTCCAACGCCATTTTTATCGTTAAACTTTTGTAAGTAATCCTTTACTCCGCTTAAACCATTTTTTGCAGCTGTATCAAACCCTTCAACTTCACTTTTATATTTACCGCCTCTGTCAGACACAAAAATCGATAATCTACCTTTTAGTTGTTTATTAAAATCTTCTATCTTTGTATATACATTTCTCCAAGTAGAAAATACTGCATCACCAGGTATATTTCTATCTCTAGCCATAAAGTTAGATACATAAGAAATCATAGGGTGTGCATACACCATTACCATATATACTTCATAACCTAGAGAGAGAATCTCATCTAAGTTCTTCTGGAAGCCTTCTCCTGAAGCAGTTGTATCCCAAACGAAACTAGTTTTTTGTTGTGCTGCTGCCATTGCGTCTTTGGACGTTTGGTTGGCTGCGGGTCCTAGTTTGTTGTAATACGGGTGGTCTGGATCCTCCACGTACTTGTCTGGGTTGAACTGTGTTAGGCTGTCTAACCCTAACTGGTTTAGAAGGTATGTTTTGCCTGATCCTGCTCCTCCCGCCATTATTACTGCTTTCGGGCTTGATGATCCTTCTAGAATTATGTCTGATAGTTTGATCATTGTTCGTGTTATTTATTCTTGGTTTTCTCTTTTCTGTCTTTGTTATTACTTTATTGCTTAATGTATTACCTACTGTACCTGTTTGTGCTATTCTTCCTCTTCTTCCTGAATGATATGATACGTTAGTGTTTCTATACCTATTATATCCGTTACCCCATCCATAATAATTATTCCATCCATAAGGATTATTCCAACTATTACTTGACCAACGTCTATTATTCCAACTATAAGACCATCCCATTCCGTATCCATAGTTATTATATCCCCATCGATCATATCCAAATGGTGACCACCAATGAGGTGAATGCCAATTGTATCCCCATACCCAATCATTCCACATTTGAGTTCTACTATAATATGGGTTGTAAAAGTTATAC